CGGACATCAAGGTGCACGTCGGCAAGTTCAGGGGAGTCCCACTTTCCGAGCTAACGCCTGACGCTGTGCGCGGACTGGCCGAGCACTGGCTGCCCAAGGCTAAGGTCTCCAGCGGAAAGACACCTGACGACATCGCACTCATTGCCGCGGTTACCAAGCGCCTTGAGGAGCTAGCTAAGGCCGACGAGCCCGATTTTGACGACGTGCCTTTTTAAGCCATGAAGACACGCAAACCCACGATGAAGCTGATCCATATGGTGCCCGAGGTGGTCCGACTACGGTCGGAGGGCTGCGCCCTGGAGGAGATCGGCAAACGGTTTAACCTAAGCCGCCAGCGGATCAACCAGATTGAACAGGCAGCACAGAAGCACGAGGAGGTCCTGCGGGTGTGGGGATTCCCGTTCTCGACCAGGACGTTCAACATCTTGGAAAGACTAGCCATCAAAAGCCGCCAGGAGGCTCTCGACCTCTACAACCTCGGGCACCTGCAGCCTAGGTCGGTGCGTGGGTTTGGGTGGGTATCCTACCGCGAAATCTGCGAATGGCTGGGCGTGCCCACCGTAAGACAGCCGTTGACCAGGACAATTTGCCCTCATTGCGGCAAACATCTCTGACACTTTCCGGCAGCCTGTTGCTGCTGGGACTCGTGGGTAACCGGGGGCGCGCATCGGGACAAACGCGCATCAACTACTAACTGAAAGCAATTTAGCAATATGCCAGCCAATCCAACCATCATCTTTGACATCGAGACCGGGCCACTACCACTGTCGGAACTCAACATCCCTCCGTTCAACCCGGCCGACGTGAAGCTGGGCAACGTTAAGAACCCTGACCTCATCGCCGAGCGCATTCAGAAGGCCGAGGAGAACCACACCGCCGACTTCATCAAGAACGCAGCCTTGGACGCTCTCTCGGGGCAGATCCTGTGCATCGGATACCGCATCGAGCACCAGGTGACCGCGGTGCTGAAGAACGACGGCAACGAGGCCGCCATGCTCCGGGAATGGTGGGAGCTGTTAAACTATTACGAGCGGCAACCTAAACTCGTCGGATTTAACATTAAGGCCTTCGATCTACCATTCCTCATCAAGCGCTCCTGGAAGCACCGCATCCTTCCTCCCTACTGGCTGCGCCAGGGACGCTACTGGAACGATCTGGTGATCGACCTGCGCGAGGTGTGGCAGCTCGGGGACTCCAGAGCCCATGGCAGCCTCGGTGCCATCAGTAGGCATCTGGGACTCGGTGACAAGACAGGCACCGGCGCCGACTTTAGTCTGCTGTGGAATACCGACCGCCAGGCAGCCATCGACTACTGCCTGAGGGACGTGCAGCTAACCCAGCAGGTGGCGGATATTCTGATACCGGCCTACTGAGGGCTGGACAACGACCAGAACAGCAGATAGGGAGCAGCCCGTCGACGTGAGCTGTAGGAGGTGAGCGTCGAAATCAACTGAAGGACATGACAACTTTTATCCCCACCACCACAGGCATTCGCAGTTCCTTCCTGCGATCTCCTACCCTGTGTCTGGTGGGGATTTTTGTTTAAATCATGACATACTCCGAAAAACTCCAAGATCCGCGGTGGCAGAAAAAGCGCCTTGAAATCATGTCGAGGGACGGTTTCCAGTGCGTAAAGTGCTTGTCCGAAACCAACACACTGACCGTCCACCATTTTTACTACGTTTCAGGAAGAATGCCTTGGCAATACCCAATGGGGTCAATGGCAACGATGTGCCGAAAATGCCACTTTGAGTGTCACGAGGACACGCAATCGTTCCCGAGGTTCTCCACCTCTTGGGAACTGTCAGCTTGTTACGAGATCAAACGACAGATTCAAATGAATCAGCATGAAATAGATCACGACAGAGGTGTTTTGTTCGAGGTCGAAAAGGCTGCTTCGGATGCTGGTTTCCCTCCATTTGAGGCATTGCATATTTTGAAAGATGCGGCCGAGCTCGGGATAATGACTGAGAAATGGCTGTCTGATCTTTCAAAACAGGTCGCCAAAATTGCGCAACAAAGAACTTCCGACCAATGAGAATCCGCTCAATAAAACCGGAGTTTTTCCACCATGAAGGACTGTTTGAGGCAGAGTTGGAAACCAAGCTGCCGCTCCGTGTGGCCTTTGCTGGCCTGTGGTGCATTGCTGACCGGGAAGGCCGTTTCAAGTGGGAACCTAGGCGTATCGGTGTGCAGGTGCTGCCATACGATGGGGTCGAGTTTTTACGCGTGCTCGACGCGTTGACCACGCGTGGTTTCGTTCTCAAGTATCGCGTTGGTGACGAGTGGTTTGGATGCATTCCGAGCTTCCTAAAACACCAAGTGATCAACAACAAGGAGCGAGCCTCAATTCTGCCGGATCACCTAGAAAATGGGGTTATTTACGAGGAAATCAACGCGTCACTCACGCGTGAGCCACGCGATGGCGACGCGTGCCATAAGGAAGGGAAGGGAAGGGAACAAGGAAAGGAAGGAGTTCCGCAGAAACACGCGTCAGAGCTTTCCGCTGAACTGGATGCCTTCCGTATCCGTATCTGCTTTTGGTTCAAGCGTAGGCCTGAGACACGGTGGAAGGACAAAGAGATCAAACTGCTCAAGGAAGCCTTTGACTCCGGTTTCACCGCGGAAGAACTCGATATCTTGGAGCAATTCTACCTCGGCAACAGCAAGTACAAGCGCCGAGACATCATCACATTGCTGAACAACTGGAACACAGAGATCGACCGCGCTAAAGGCGAAGCTGGTTTGTTTGGTGCCCAGGCAGGAAAGCCGGAGATCGACCCCACAGACGCCAACGATTTTCGCAACTACCTATGAGCGACCCCTACTATGCCCAGGACGACGAGTTCGGCCTCATCGGCGCCTGCCTGTCCGGTGGATCTGATGTCTGCCACGAGGTGTTTGCCAAGATCCCCACCGATGCTTTCCAGGACAGCGATCTGTACAATGTGTTCGAGATTGCCAAAGGCCTCGTTGCCAAGAGCGATCCGGTCAACATGACCACCGTGGTCAAGGAGTGGAAGCGCTCCATGGGCCGGACTCCAGTGCCTTTCGAGGCTCTGAACAAGTGCGACGAGATGTGTCCGAGCCCAGCGAACTACCCGGCATTCGCTCAGGCCGTCCTAGAGGCCCACCACAGACGCCATCTCAGAACCGCTGGAGACCGTCTGATTCGTGAGTCCGCTGTATCCACCCTCTCCGTCGATCAAATCGTCTCTAATGCCGAAGCAGGGCTCACCGTTGAGGCATCCAAGGAGGAAGTCCAATCGTCCAAGTCGGTTGTCAGTCGTTTCATTGACTCGACCCAGGAACGATTTTCAAGGCAGGGCCAGCTTTCTGGTATCACCTCGGGCTTCCACAGGCTCGACCAGATGACCGACGGCTTCCAGTTCGGCGAGCTGGCCATCATTGCAGCCAGGCCAAGCATCGGTAAGACAGCCATTGCCATTGCCATTGCCAAGGCAGCCAGCATTGACTCAAGGATCCCGACCCTGTTTATCAGCCTGGAGATGTCCGACGAGTCCATCGTGCGCCGGATGGTCTCATCTGTTGGCAGCATACCCATGCAGGACATCAAGACCGGCCAGCTCGATCAGGGAGGCATGAAGGCTATGTCGACAGCATCGGCAAAGATCGCAGCCAGCCCGATTCATTTCATCTCAGGATCCGGTGTGTCCAACATTGCCACCATCACCGCGGTTATCCGCAGGGCTGTACGCAAATGGGGCGTGAAGCTGGTCCTGGTGGATTACCTCCAGAAGATCCATGGATCCAAAGCCGCAGAGAAAAAGACCTACGAGATCGCAGAAGTATCGGGTAGGCTCAAGGGCGTGGCCTCCGATACTAAGACAGCCGTAGTTGCCCTGGCTCAGCTCAATCGAGAGAACGAAAAGGACAAGGGCCGAGTGCCTCGACTCACTGACCTGGCCGACTCAGGGCAGATCGAGAGGGATGCCGACCTCGTGCTACTGCTTAACCGGGAGCGCAACCAACCCCAAGGCGAAGCTGTGATTGCTATCGCCAAACAACGAGACGGTGAGTGCGGCCTAGTGCCCCTTTGGTACGAAGGCCAATACTGCCGCTTCTCCGACCCATCACCAAGTTTATAAATACCAATGACCACACAATACAGCATCAGTCACAACCAAGTGTTGCGCGAGGCAAAGCAGCTCGTTCGATTCGCCATCAAGCACGGCTGGATGTCCTACCCGAACGGCACCCTGATGGACGCCGAGGGCGACCCTATCCCAAACATCGAGCCCGAGGACGAGACAAGCAGCCCAATCACACCGGAGTTGTGCAACAAAGCATTTGTTCTAAGAGAACGCGGGATCACATTGGATAACATTGCAACAGTGTGTGGTGTTCCTCGTGGATCTATTGCTTACATAATATCACGAGGGCATGAGGATTACCTCTTAAGGTTAAGAGTAAATCCCAATAGCACTAAGGAATCTCTTTGATAATACCCAGAAACAGGTGAACGCGAGAC